ATTAGAAGAATTGGCTCAAAAAACTCTAGTAAGTTATGAAAATGCAATTGATAAATTCATTGATTTTGTAGATAATGATTTTACTTTAAGTAAGAGTCTAATGATTGATTGGAAACATAGTCTAATTGAAAAATATTCAATAAAAAGCAGAAATCAATATATAGTTGTCATTAATAAGTTTTTAAAGTTTCTTGGTTATGGTGATTCTGAAAATAAAGATAAAGATTATAGGATAAAACAATTTAAAGAGCAGTCAAAATCAGTCTTGGAAGAACAGATTGAAATACAAGAACATAAAAGAATGCTTAGATGGGCTAAAAAAATGAATATGATGGATATGTACTATATTATTCAAATATTTGCTCATGTAGGTGCCAGAATAGAAGAACTAAAATATTTTACTGTTGAAAATCTAGATAGTAATTATATAAAAGGGGCTTATAACAAAGGCAAAGAAAGAGTCCTTATAATGACTAACGAATTAAAGAGGGATCTTAAGCACTACTGTAAGGATCATAAAATAAAGAGTGGCTATATCTTTATTAGTCCTGTAAATGAAAATCAAATGTTAAATAATTCTACTATTTGGAGGAGACTAAAAAAAATAGCAAGAAGTGCAAAAATTAATCCTAAAAAAATCCATCCACATGCTTGGAGACATCTCTTTGCTAAACAATGTAAAGAAAATGGAATTGATTTAGATGAATTAGCGGATATTTTAGGTCATAAAGATATAAATACAACAGCAATATATACTAAAACCTCAATGAAAGAAAAGAAAAATAAATTAGAAAGGATTAGATATTAGATGAGTAATGGAGTATTAATTACATTAATTATATGTACTACAATATTAATATTAGCTTGGATCGGCAGCAAAAATAAATAGGAAAGATGGAGGCTTAAGATGAATTATAAGAAATATTTTGTTACATATTATAATTACAAACAAGCCAAAATAAAATTACAGAACATCCAAAATGAAATAGCAGATATTATAAGTTCAATGTTATCTACAACTTCTCAAATGAGGGAGGTTGTTAATAGTAATAAGTCAAGTAATGATAAGATGATGGAATTAACAACTAGAAAAATAGAGTTAGATTCAAAAGAAGAATTAGCAAAAGAATTATTAGGAGTATATAATAGACAAATGCTAGATGCAGAAAAAGAATTAAAAGATAGTAAAGAGACTAAAGATATTATTTATTATAAATACTTTATACAACATATTAAAGTTAAAGAAATATCAAAAGATATAGCATTTGCAAGAGAATATACTTACGATTTATTAAAACAAATTAAGAGTGATATAGCAAAAATTGAACAGGAACTTATTAAAAAAAATAAAAAAAAGTAAAGTTCTTACAAAATCTTACAAAATCTTACAAAACTTGTGTTACAATGGTATCATGGAAGTATTCCAAAGGGACAGTAGAAAATAACTATTGTCTTTTTTAATTGTTAGGGAGATGGTGATCATGTTAAAGACTTGTAGTCACTGTGGTATAGTGCCACAAGATCATATATGTCCTTATAGAAAGTATAAAAATAAAGATAATAGTGATGCAGCGGATAGATTCAGAAGAAGTACACGATGGACAAAGAAGAGTATAGAGATAAGAGAAAGAGATAAATACTTATGTCAGGTTTGTATAAACAAGTTATACAATACGATTAATGTTTATAACTATAATAAGTTAGAGGTACATCACATCGTACCAATTAACGAAGATTATAACAAACGATTAGACAATGATAATCTTATCACTCTATGTAACTATCACCATAAGATGGCTGATTCAGGAGCTATACCTAGAGAGATATTAAGTGATATAGTCTTAGGTATCCCCCCTACCATTGAAGAGTGATTTCTTTTTAAAGATAAAAGACCCCACCTATCCACTCTGTTCACACAAAATATAATTTCTCGTATGTTTTTTTGGAAAGGAGTGTTGGAAATGAGTTTGGATGAGCAAGCAAGTGAAATATTGAAGATTGCTGAACAACATGGAGTAGAGCAAAACTTTTTATTCTTAACTACATTCAAAAGATATCAAGTTCAACTTAAGATTCTTAGTGATTTAAAAGAAAAGATAAATGAGAGTGGAGCATTGGTAACAAAAGAATATGTTAAAGGAAGAAAGAACTTATATACTAATCCAGCAATCAGTGAATTTAATAAAACTTCGACTGCTGCTAATCAGACAGTTGCAATTCTAATTAAAATTATTAAATCATTGAGAACTGATGAGGGTGAAGAAGAGAATGAGGACGAGTTGTTAAAGGCATTAGGAATTAGATAATGGACAATAAAGCATACAAATATGCTAAATGGTGTCTTCGTTCGAAGTATGTACCTAAATATGTTAAAAAGCAATGTAAAGAGTTTATTAAAATTGCAAATGGTAAAGATAAGAAATATTATCTTAATGAAGAGAAAGTAAAACAAATAGAAAATATATTAAAATTGTTAATAATGCCAAAAGGATTAAAAGCTGGTACACCATTATATGAGTGTACTTGTAATTATCAGTGGCTTTTTTATATTTCTATTCTGGCGGTGGTTAGAAGAGATAATCCAGAAAAAAGAAAGTATGAGACAGCAATTTTAGAAATAGCAAGAAAAAACTTTAAGACCTATACTATAGCGACACTGTTTATCTTGCTTTTTTTAATGGAACCAAAGTTTAGTAAGTTTTATTCTGTTGCTCCAGATGGTGCTTTATCTAGAGAAGTTAAAAATGCAATCGAGGAAACATTAAAATCAAGTCCTATGCTCTATCTTCATAAAGATACTCCGAGATTTAAGATTTTAAGAGATTCGATAGAATTTCTTTTAAAGGGAAGTAAATATTTTCCTTTAAATTATTCAAATTCTCGTATGGATGGTAAGCTTCCAAATGTTTTCTTGGCAGATGAGGTTGGAGCATTACCAAATTCTTATGCAATCGAAGCAATGAGATCTGGACAGTTAAATATATTAAATAAATTAGGTTGTATTATTTCAACTAAATACCCAACCGCTGATAATCCACTTGAAGATGAGGTTTCTTATTCAAAAAGAGTTTTAGATAAACTTGAAAAAGATGAAACTATATTTGCATTGTTATATGAGCCAGATAATCCAAAAAATTGGACTGATGATGATATTATTCTTAAGCAAGCAAACCCTGTAGCATTGGAAATTCCAGAAATATGGCAAGATCTATTGAAAAAAAGGGCTAGAGCAATAGCAATAGAAAATTCAAGAGAAAATTTTCTTACTAAACATTGTAATATTATTTATCAAGGTCAAGGAACTGAATCTTATGTTGATATCAATGATGTCTTACAATGCAAAGTATCTCATATAGATTGGTCTGGTAGAGAAGTTTATTTAGGTGTTGACCTTTCAATGTCAAACGATAATTGTTCTGTTGGAATGGTTGCTGAAGATGATGGAAAAATACTAGCCGATGCAATTGCATTTATTCCAGAAGGAAGAATTGATGAGAAAACACAATTTGAAAAAATAAATTATAGAAGTTTTATAGAATCATTAAAATGTATTGCATGTGGAAATAAGACTGTTGATTATGCTGTTATAGAGGATTTTGTTTTTCATATAGAACAAAAATATAATGTTAAGATAAAGGCTCTTGGCTATGATAGATATAATGCAATGTCTTCTGCACAAAAATGGGAAAGTGGAGATGGCGGTAAATATGATGGAATAAATTGTGTACAGATTCGACAACATTCCGATACTTTGCATTCTCCAACAAAGTTACTATTTGAAAAAATATCTAATAGAGAGTTTCAATATGAAGATAATAAGTTGCTTGAAATTAATTTTCAAAATGCAAGATGTACTTTTGATACAAATATGAATCGATATGTAACAAAGAAAAAATCTAGAGGAAAAGTAGATATGGTAGTCTCATTAATCAATGCTTGTTATCTACTTGAGCAAGATGTTATCTTTGAAGATGGATTCATAGTGCAAACTTTCTAGGAAGGAGGTGATAGTAAATGAAGATTTTTAATTTATTTTCAAAAAATAAAAGAGATGAAACAGAAGCTACTGCTGAATCTTTAGAAGACCCACTATTGAATGTTATTTTAAAAGATACTGTAGTTGATAGAGATGTTGCATTGTCTATTCCAGTAATAAGTAGTTCGGTTAATTTGATTTGTGACACATTTGCAATGATACCTTTTAAACTATATAAGACCGTTAAAAATAAAGACAAACTTAAAGCAGAAGAAGTTTATGATGATCCTAGAGTTCGTATTATCAACGATGATACAAAAGATAAACTTGATGGATTTCAAATGAAAAGGGCAATGTGTGAAGATTACTTATTAGGTAAGGGTGGCTATGCATACATTAAAAAAATAAAGAATCAATTTTCTGGTTTGTTTTATGTAGAAGATAAAGAAGTTACAATTAATAAAAATTATGATCCAATATATAAGTCTTACAAGATATTAATAAAAGGCGAGGAATATGATGATTATAACTTTATCAAACTTTTGAGAAATACCAAAGATGGTGCTAGTGGAAGAGGTTTGGTTAATGAAATATCTACAGCAATAAAAACTGCTCGTCAAAGATTATTGTATGAATATGATTTGATTCTTACTGGTGGCTCTCGTAAAGGTTTTCTAAAATCTCCAAAACATCTCGATGAGAAATCATTAAAGGCATTAAAAAAGGCTTGGGAAGATTATTATTTAGGAAATGCTAATACAGTTGTATTAAACGATGGATTAGAGTTTGATGAAGCAAGTAATACTTCTAAAGAAAATGAATTAAATGAAAAAAATATAACTTTTATCAGTGAAATAAAAGATATATTTCACATATCTAGTGATTATAACAATTTTATAAAGAGTGCTATAATGCCTATTGCTACTGCATTTACCACTGCCTTAAATAGAGATTTTTTACTCGAAAAAGAGAAAGAATCTTTTTATTTTGCTCCTGATTTCAATGAATTGTTAAAAGGATTAATGAAAGAAAGATTTGAGGCTTATAAAATCGCTATAGAAACAGGATTTAAGACAAGAAATGAGATTCGTTATATGGAAGATGATGATGCTTTACCAGGATTAGATATGGTTAATTTAGGACTTGGTGATGTTTTATTAAATCCAGAAACTGGTGAGATTTATGTTCCTAATACGAACAAGTTAATTAAAATGGGCGAGTCTGGAACTGTTGATAAAAATATAAATATTGATAATTCACCTGATACTGATAAAAATGTTAATTCAAATATAAATGGTGAAGGAGGTGATATAAATGCACATAGAAATTAGAGAAGATTCTGTTGTCATTAATGGATATGTTAATGCGGTTGAAAGATACTCAAAGCCTATTAGGGAATCTTTACATGGAAAAGTAAGAACTTTCATTGAAAGAATTAGATCCGGTGTATTTAAAAGTGCATTGCAGAGAAACGATGATGTAAAAGTACTTTTAAATCATGATGAAAATAGAGAATTGGCTACAACAAAAGATGGAACTGCAATTCTCGAAGAAGATAACATAGGTCTTAGAGCAGAAGTAACTATTACCGATAAAGATGTAATAGAAAAGGCTAAAAACAATAAATTAGTTGGTTGGAGTTTTGGCTTTTATGCTAATTCTGATGAGTTAGGTAAAGATGGTAATAGTGAAACAAGAACAGTTACTAGTTTAGATTTGTTAGAAGTATCTATATTAGATGATACAAAGTCGCCTGCTTATTATGGTACAAGCATAGAAGCAAGAAGTGAAAATGAAAAGGTCGTTGAATATAGAGCATCTACTATTGCGGAAATTGAAGAAGAAGCAAGAAAAAAACATAAGGCTGTTGATAAAAAAGAAGATAACAACTGGGATGAAATTACCAAAGAACATGAATTAATCAACATTGAAAAGGAAGAAAAGAAAATAAAATTAGTAGCAGAAATGATTGCAGATATCATTCTTGAGAAATTAAAAGAAGGTGCTGATGAAAAAAAGACAATACCTGAAAATTCAGCCGCAGAAGAAGAAGGCAATAGAGCCTTTGATTATTCTTCTTATGAAGATAGATTAAGAAGATTAAAAAAAATCTAAACATTTGTGTTAAGAAAAAAAGAAGGAGGAGATAAAACATGAATAAAAAAGGTTTAGAAGAAAAAAGAAATGATTTAAGACAAGAAATGACAGATATTTTAAATAATTCAAAAAAAGAAAATCGCGTAATGTCAGAAGAAGAAGTTGCAAGATTTGATGAAATTGAAAAAGAAATTAATTCAATAGATGCAACTCTAGAAAGGGAAAATAAAATTGAAAAGATGGAAGAAAAGTCAGAAAAGACAGAGGATGAATCTGAACTAACTGCTGCTGAAAAAAGAATGTATACTTCAGTAGAAGAAAGAAATGATTATAATGCTTTTGCAGAGTATATTAGAAGTCAAACTCTAAAAACAAATAGGGCAGATGCAAGTAATCTAACTAAAACTGATAATGGTGCTGTTATTCCTAAAACAATTGTTGATAAAATAATTGAAAAAGTAGAAGAAATTTCACCTGTTTATAGACTTGCTACTCATTATGATATTCCAGGAACAGTAAATATACCTACAGAAGATACTTCTACTGATAGTGTTACTGTTGGTTATGCTACAGAGTTTACTGATTTAACATCACATAGTAATAAGTTTGGTACTATTGAGTTAACAGGATTCTTATATGGTGCATTAACAAAGATCAGTAGATCATTATTAAAAAATAGTAACTTCAAATTAACAAATTGGGTAATTAATAAAATGGCAAAGAAAATTGCTAAGTTTATTGAAGGTGAGTTATTAAATGGAACTACATCTAAAGTAAGCGGTGTTGTAGGATCTTACGACTCTACTAATATGAAAAAGGTTTTAGCAAGCAAATCTGCTATTACTGCTGATGAGTTAATTGAAACTCAAGATTTAGTAATTGATTCTTATCAAGCTGATTCTATTTGGGTTATGAATAGAGCAACAAGAACTGCTATTAAAAAATTAAAAGATAGTAATAATAACTATTTACTAAATAGAGATCTTTCATCTAAATATGGATATACTCTTTTAGGAAAAGATGTTTATGTTTCTGATAATGTTTCTAAATTAGGTACAGCATCTGCTAATGTTATTTTCTATGGTGATTTTAGTGGACTAGCAGTAAAAGAAAGTGAAAAAACAGAAATTCAAATCCTAGATCAGTTATTTGCGGCACAACATGCAATTGGTATAGTTGCTTGGGGTGAAATAGATGCTAAAGTAGAAGATAAGCAAAAAATTGCTGTCGTTACAGCACCAGCAGCTTAATTTAGGAGGTCTTAATAATGAAATATGAAGCTATTGAAAGTTTTAGCGGAATTATTTCTATGGCAAAGGGCGAAATTAGGGATATTCCTAATGATGCCCTAGTCAAAGACTTAATGAAGGCTAAACTAATAAAAAAATATACACCAACTGATGAAAAAATATTAAAAGATGAGTTGGAATCTGCTAATTCACTTATAAATGAGTTAACTGAAGAAAATAAAATGCTAAAAGAGCAAATAGAGGAATTATCTACTATTAACAAAGAAAGTGAAAAAACAGACGATACACTAGTATCAGATGAAGAAGCAGAAAAAAAGTTATCAGAAGATGAAAAAATAGATGATACATCAACTGATAATAAGAAAAATAAAAAATAACCTCATAAAGGAGGGAAAAATATGAAAAAAGTTAGTGATATAACTTATCAAGATATTGCAAACTATATCAGAGTTGATGTAACTGATGATAAGTTATTACAAGAAGAGTTAAATATATATTTAAATATCGCTAAAGACTTTATATCTAATTATACAGGAATACCTATAGAAACTAAAGAAAAAGATAGTGAATCATTGGATGATTATGCAGATTTTATTATCGTTGTATATATTCTTTGCCAAGATATGTATGATAATAGAACTATGTATGTTGATGGTAAGAATATAAATAGAGTTATAGAAACAATTCTAAATATGCATAGGAGAAATCTTTTATGAGTTCAATTGTTAAAAATCCAGGAGAATATAATAAAAAAATCAAAATCATTAGTATAAAAGATTCAGAAGACAATGCAGGATTCAAAATACCCGAAGAAGTAATTGTTTTGGAGCCTTTCGCTAAGGTTAAAACTACAAAAGGTTATAAACTTATTTCAAATAATACTGATTTTGAGAAAGCCTATACCAATTTTACGATTAGATATCCAAAAGTTGAAATAACAAGAGATATGAATATCATATACAACAATAAAAAGTATTCAATAGAGTATTTGAATAATGTAGATGAAGAAAATATCGAATTAGAAATTCAGGCAAAGGTTGTAAACAAGTAATGGCAAGATTTGTTGAAGAATTACCGAATAATCTTATTAAACAATTTAAAGGTTTAGAGGAGAATGCGGAAAAAATGATTGGTGAAATGACACAAGAAGGTGCTAATGTTGCTTATAAGAATATTGTTAGCAATATGAAAAAATCTTTTAAGACAACAAAATCTTTAGAAAAAGGTTTGAAAATAACACGCGTATATAAGACACCAAAAGATGGTGGAATAAATACACATGTTGGCTTTTATGGATATGATGGTATAAAAACAAAAAAGTATCCAAAAGGAAAACCTATTCCATTAAAGGCGATGGCTCGTGAATATGGAACTCCAACTGAAGAAAAAAAACCCTTCTTGAGAAAGTCTTTTAAAAAGAAAGAAATGGCAATGACAAAAGTTCAAGAGAAATATATAGGTGATAACTAATGAATGAAGAAGTAAAATCAATTTTAGGTAATGAAATAATTGTTGATAAAGTAAAAATACCTGTAGAACACTTAAAGTATAAAGGAAGCAAAAAAACTTTTATAACTTGGAAATTACTAGATGAAACTCCTGAACTTTGTGCTAATGATGATGATTTATGTAGTGTATGTCCTTTAGATATAGATATATATAGTGATAAAAATTATTTAAATATTCTAAAAAAAGTAAAACAAATGATGAAAGAAAACGACTGGGTTTGGAGTGGTGATAGTTCAGAGATGTTAGATGACGATACTGGACTATATCATAAAACCTGTTCATTTGAGAAAGAGAGGATGATAGAAAATGGCTAGAGTCGGTTTTAAGATAGCAAAATATAATTTACATGATGAAGAAGCAGGTAAACTTAAAGCATTAACTGGTAATAGTGTACCTGTATTTGAAAAAGTGATAGACGAAAAATTTAGTCCAAATTATGCGAATGCAGAATTATATGCAAATGATGGTTTAGCAGAACATGATGATTCATTTATTGATGGAGCATTAAACATTACTATAGCAGATGATGAAGATAAATTCGTTGCAACAATATTTGGTCAAACTATAACTACTGAAGGTGAAGTAACATCAAATGAAAATGATATTGCACCAGAATTAAGTTATGGTCACATAGTTCCTAAAATGTATAATGGCTCAAAGAAATATAAAGTTGAATTTTTTCCTAGAGTAAGATTTACAAAAATAACTAGTGATAATAAAACAAAAGGTCAAAGTATTGAATTTAATACTTCTTCACTTGAGGGAAAAGTAATGAGACTTGAGAAAGCCTTTAATGGTTTAAAAGAAGGAGACTGGGAAAAACATCAAACATTTGATACACTTTCTGCTGCAACTACTTATTTAGATGGTTTATTATCACCATCAGCATAGGAGGGAAAAATGATTAATGTAAAAGTAATTAGTATGTTTAAAGATAAAGATACTAAAGAATTGTATAAAGTTGATAAAGAATTAACTGTATCTAAGGATAGATATAAAGAAATAAAAGATTATGTTAAAGTAATCGATAATAACAAAAAAGAAAATCAAAATAAGGCAGAAGATTAATATCAATTTTCTGCCTTTATTTTTTTAGGAGGAATATAAAATGAAAGATAAAATGGTTCACTTCGTAACTGAAAATAGAACTTATCCATTGTGTTTTAATTTGAATGTTATGGAAGAAATACAAGATCAATATGGTTCTATATCTGCCTGGGGAGAAAAAGTGTCTAGCAACAAATCAGAGCCAAATATAAAAGATTTGAAAAATGGTCTTATGATCATGATTAATGAAGGAATTGAAATTGAAAATGAAATAGAAGGAAACAATAATCCTTTATTGAATTCAAAACAAGTAGGAAGAATAATTTCAGAAATTGGTTTTGATGAAATACTAAAAAAAGTTATGGAAACTGCTAAGAATTCAACTAATACTGGTGAAACTCAAAAAAACATGTAATCCACGAGAACTATGATGATGAGATAGATTTCTCGTGGTTTTATTTTGTAGGTCATACCTTACTACTTTACACTGATAAAGAAATAGGTAGAATGACATTTTGTAAATTTTTTAAATTATACAAACAATATAAAAATCATTACGATTTTAAATTAAGTAAAACAACTTATCGTGAATTGGAAGAAATAAACAGTCATGATGGTGAATTTTTACCTGATTAGAAGGGAGGTAAAAACAAATGGCAAAAGGAAGTTCTTTTGGAGGAACAGTCAAACTTAATGGTGAAGATGAATACAAGGCTTTAAGAGATATTACTAGCAATTTAAAATTAGTCTCAAGTGAGTTAAAACTAACAAACACTGAATTTTCAAATGGAGACAAAAATATAAAGCAAGCCAAAACTTCTTATGATTCTATGAAGAATACATTACAATCACAAAAAGATAAAGTCAAAGAGTTAAAAGAAGCTCTTAGCAAAATGGAAAAAGAATATGGTAGCAATAATGAAACAGTTAGACTATTTAAAACACAACTAAATAATGCAGAAAATCAATTAAAGCAAATGGAAGATGCCACCGATAAAGGCAATAAAGAACTCAAAGAAATGAAAAAAGGTTTTGAAGATGCGGGAGATGGAGCATTAAAATTTAGCGATGTACTTAAAGCAAATGTTTTGGGTGATGTAATTGTTGGAGGACTAAAAAAAATTGGTAGTGCAACATTAGAAATTGGAAAAGCTTTTTTAGATGTTGGTAAACAAGCATTAGATAGTTATGCTAATTATGAACAGTTAGTAGGTGGTGTAGAGACACTATTTAAAGATAGTGCAAATATTGTTGAGGACTATGCCAATAATGCATATAAAAATGCTGGTTTATCCGCAAATGATTACATGGAGACGGTAACATCTTTTTCGGCGAGTTTATTACAGAGTTTAAATAATGATACTGCCAAAAGTGCGGAGGTTGCAGATATGGCAATTACTGATATGTCTGATAATGCCAATAAAATGGGGACAGATATGTCTATGATACAAAATGCTTATCAAGGGTTCGCAAAACAAAACTATACAATGTTAGATAACTTGAAATTAGGTTATGGTGGAACAAAATCAGAAATGGAAAGGTTGTTAGCAGATGCTGAAAAAATAAGTGGTATAAAATATGATATTTCAAGTTTTGCTGACATAACACAAGCAATACATGTAATGCAAGAGGAAATGGGAATAACAGGAACAACTGCAAAAGAAGCAGGAACCACTATAGAAGGATCAATAAACTCGATGAAAAGTGCTTGGCAAAATCTCTTAACAGATCTTGCAAATGGTGGTAAAAATATGGGTTCGCTAATTGAAAATCTTATGACCACGATATTTGGTGATGGAACAGAGACTAATTTGGGTGTA